CACAAATCAAAGCCGTATGTCGCAGTGTTTAAGATAACCAAAGGTAAGTACAAAGGAATGAATAGATTTCGCCCTCTTTGCCGAGCATGTGCTTACAGATACGGACATGGAGTTATCGAGTGTGATGGAAACACATATATGGAGCCGGATGAATTCAGTGAGAAGAAATGGAAGGAGAATGAAGATGAAAATTGTAAAAGGTAAAGAACAGGAATATAAAGACTGGTATGAAAAAAACAGTAATCCATACGGTAGAGCGTGTTTTACATATGCTGAAAGATGGGCAGGAATGATGGAAGAGAAGATAGAAGCATCAGAAGATGATGAAATGAAAGTTATTGTTGATAATGCAAAGCAGTTGAGCCATGAAGCGGATAAAGAGGGAATCTCAAGATTTATGTACGGAGCAGCTGTCCGTATTCTTTCTCTATACTGGGAATACGGAGAATGCCTAAGAAAATGGCACAACAAAGATTAAGGATATGACGGTGACGGCGTTGTAAATCCAGCAGTTATAACTGTTGGTTGAAAAGGAAAGAAAAGATGAATGGTAAAGACTTTATAAGAGCGCTTGAAGAAGCCAGGCTAAAAATAGAGCTGTCAAATAAACGTATTTTGTTTATGCATCCGGAAGATATCGCAATACTTGATTTGGACAAGGTGAGCAACGTTATATATCTTGTTGAAGAAAGAAGATTGGAACATGGGAAAGTAATAGCGATTACAGATGAAGAATTTAAAAGGATTGTATGGGATGCAATCAAAAACAATAAAGTGAAGTATCACAGAGGAAGAGAAAAATGAGAAGGTTTGATATCGGTGACAAAATCAGATGTTACGAATCAGGTGTAAGAGGTATATGTGTGAAATTCTACACACCTACAGCATGTGAGGAACAGACGATGGTAGAGACAGCAGACGGAAGATTTTACCACGCACCAACAAGGACATGGGAAAAGACGGATACAAATTATTTTGAGAGCCTGTCGAGAAACATTGGGATATCAGCAATATGTGATTCGATTTATGGTGAATTGCAGAAAAGCGGAAAGCACATGGTCATGGCAAGAAGAAAGAGGGAAATAAAGTGCGAAAAGAATCACTGATTCATAAAATCCTGAGGAAGCTCGGTTTTATTAAAGACATTGAAGATGATAGGAAATTGAAAATGGAGATGTGCGAAAGAGCAATAAAGGCAAATGTATGTCCTGAGGATTGCGACATTTGCGCATGGGATACGAAAGGTGGAGTTAGTTATGAGAATCATTAGTCAGAGCGGATTACTGGATGCGCCTTATGAATTGCTTGCAATATCCCCATATTCAAAAAATATGGCAACAATCATTGGAACGTTTCCGGGGAATGACCTCGGCAAAGGAGATAGAGTTTATATTTTAGGCGAATATTCCACCGAAGAAAAAGCAATCAAAGCTATGGAAATGTGCAGAGAACAGTATGCACAGAGTGAACTTAACAAAGATATGATTCAGAAGATGGCTGACACTTTGTCGAAAATATCCGTTTCTGTTATCGATGATGTTAGAAAACAACTTGCCGAAAAGTATTTATTTCAGTTTCCAGCAGATGATGAGATTTAGAGAGCGAGGAAGAAATGAAAGAGCCAAGCGAAAAGAAAGCGATCATCAAAAAGATGATGAAAGAGGGAAAGACATATAAGCAGATTTCGGAAGAGACTGGAATTTCCTATAGCACTATCAGCATATACGCCGGTCAAATTAGAAGGAAAGAAAGAGAAGCACATAGCTTCAACGGAAACAGACATCTTTGCATGACATGTAAATACAGAGCATCTGACGCAAGAAAAGGCTGCGACTATATTTTAATCACTGACCATGAACGGGGTTGTGATCCGTCGGAATGTACAAAGTATGAAAAAGGAGTGAGATATCGTGAGATTAAGACCAAAGGTAAAAGCAAGTGAGTTTGCGAGATTCGGATTCAAGCCTTGCCGAGGACTTCCAAAAAGCGCAGAGAGTTACTATCTCTGCGTGAAGAACGGACACAGAGTGATGTTTGTGGACAGTAAGCATTTTACGGAATCTGAATGCCCGATCAAAGATGCAAGGATACACAAGAATCCAAACTGTAAATTCAGTGACAAGCGGACAGCAACCGAGATCGAGTGTGAATTGGTAGTGAATGGCTTGCTGGAAGAGGTGAGAGAATGAAGGAAAGATTAACAACCTATCACTGCGGTAAAGCAGTGATTAAGGACAAGAACAAGCTGTCAGAAGCGATGGAGAAGTTAGCGGAGTTTGAGGAAAAAGAAAAATGTGGAGAATGGCTTGACGCTATCGAACTTGCGAAAATTGCTATTGCGCTGCAGAGTCAGAAGTGGATTCCGGTAACTGAGAGGTTGCCGAAAGACGAAAAAATGTGTTTGGTAAACCTGGAAAAAACTGCGGGAATACCGGAAACACTGATGAGCATTGCGAACTATCTAGTATTTCCAGATGGAGGCCATTGGAATGATATCAAACATGGTTTTCTTGGGTGGGATAGATACAAGAATGGGAGCGCAGGAACGCTGATGTATAAGGTGGTTGCCTGGATGCCACTTCCGAAACCGTATAAGGAGTGAGATTGATGAAAGTTCATTTTGGGGAGAAACCTAAATATATTAGATTTGATGGAAATGATATATTTGTAAGTTTTGATTCGATATATTGGATCTATTACGGAACACTTGACGAGGAGCGTGAAGAAGATGAGACTAATTGATGCGGATGCAGAAATCGCAAGAATTGAAGAGGAGATAATGAAATTGACAAAAGCAATAGAGAGATGGCAAGCGAGAAAACTTGAAGGAAGCACAATATATGATATAGATGCAAAAATTCAAGAATTACAAAATAACAGGACTAACTGTAGAGTTGAAATCCGAACATTAAGGAATTACAAAACAGCGTTTGATGTGGAGAAAGTCATACATGAATTGCAAAATTTGCGTATGGATATTTTTGAAAAAGTAAGGAAAGGCTATCCGACTGAAACCATAGAAGATTATTTTAATTGTGGCGAAATGGTTGGGAAGAATAACGCATATCGTGATGCCATTGAAATTGTTAAGCGAGGTGGAAGAGATGAAAAATAAAGAGAAGTTTGCAACAGAGATTGTGGAGATTGCTTGCAAAGGACACGATTTTAGGGTTGATAAAAATACGAATGAAGTTGCGGATTGCTGTGACGCTCCATGTACAGCTTGTTTGTTTTTGGAGATGGGAGACTGTGACAAGGCAAGAAGAGAATGGGCAGAGTCAGAGTACATCGAAAAGTCAGTGATAGTGATAAGCAAGAAGGACAGGGTGTTTTTGGAGTATCTTGGTGAAGAATTCAAATACATCGGAAGACATAGAGATGGTACTTTATTTGCATATAAAGACGGTCTTACTAATTGGTTTAGTTTAAATTGCCGTTTTGATGTAGACTTTCCAATGGTCAAATGGGAAGGCAATGAAGAGATATGGTCAATCGAGGATCTGAAAAAGTTGGAGGTGGTTGACAGTTATGAATAGAGAAATGCTTTTCAGAGCGAAACATATTCATGCAACTTCAGGTAATGAGCATCTCAACGGAACATGGGTACATGGCTATCTTAGTGATAAGGATTATATTTACGATAAAAGTCTCTAGGGTGAATTTCTGATTGATGAAGATACCATTTGCCAGTATACAGGATTAACCGACAAGGACGGGAAGAAAATCTTTGAGGGAGATATTGTTCAGGCTGGATGGTATAAAGGAGTAGTTGGATACGAAGATGGCTATTTCTTGATTAAGTGGAACAATGTTAATTTTCTTAGAAAAGACTTGGGATATTGGGCGAATTTAGATGGTTTCCAAACTATTGGCAATATCTATGACAATCCTGAACTGTTAGAAGAGGAGAATGTACATGGAACAGATTAAGCTAGGGCTGAGAATCGCAAGCATTGTGGTTGGTATTATCGGTTATAGTGCGATATGGATGTGGCTGATTAATAATCGCAGGAACGAAAAAAGTGAACTTGCGTGGGTATTATGGAAATGCTTTCATGCAGTTGTGATTGCGCTTGCGTTTCTTTGGGTGTGGTTTTAGGAGAAGATTATGATGGATGATAAAAAAATTAACGTGTGGCATCATGGAGCTTTCGGAAGATACAGACCGAGGAAGAATAATTTCCCGGAATGCGCGTGGAGCAACAGAAGACGGAGAAAGAGACATATAGGTGATATTTTAGTTGTCCACGAAGAAAGAGGACAAGTGCTCTGGATGTACACAAGACATTGTAAGTGGAGAAGATTAGGAATTGGTGAAAAACGGGAAGGAAGAGAATAATGAAAGCAAATGAATATCAGAAATTAGCAATGAGAACAAATGACGGGAAAACAACAAAAAGACTGCTTGAATGCATGTTGACATGTGATATGGAATACTTATTATCACAGAATCTTGTGTATGAAGATGAACAGCACTTAGATTTAGGCGGTATTTTCAATGCATGCCTTGGATTGTCTGGAGAAGTCGGTGAGTTCAATGACATGATTAAGAAGTGGGTTTTCCATGAAAAAGAATTGGATATGGAACACGCAAAGAAAGAAATGGGAGATGTGCTTTGGTATGTGGCTATGATGTGCGAATCGTTCGGTTGGAATATGGACGAAATCATGCAGATGAACGTAGATAAGCTCAAAGCAAGATATCCGGAAGGGTTTAGTGTTGACAGATCATTACATAGAGCGGATGGTGATGTATAGATGAAAGATGCGGTCAGAGATTGGATTGGAGTGATGAACAGTGAAAAGAAGTACAGAAACAAGAAGATGCCAGGCAGAGATTAAAGCAAATCTGCAAAAGCATTATGGTGGAATGGCAGAAAGACCGGTAGACAAGAAAGCGAGCGAAGAGTTTAACCGTCCGGCATATCAGGCAAGGAAGCTGATAAGGACACAAGGTGATTATTTGCAAGAAGATCCGAATGAATGACTGACAAGAGTTGGGATAGATATAAAAGCATGCGTGGGAGGTGGATACCATTGAGCGTGAGAGAAACATATTTGAGTGATTACGGCATCACTCATGAGCAAGGGAAGAAGATAATTGACTACTGCCGGAAAGCCACTGGATATGAGCAAGTCCTTCTTCTTCAAAGCTGTCAGAACGTAAAGCCGGAGATAGCAAATTTCCTCTTCATCAATCTGACAACAGGACTTGGATACGATAATATCTGCAAAAGGGAATACATTCCGATGCAGAGAAAGGATTTCCAGGGATACAGACGAAAAGTGATTGAAGAGTACAACAGATTAATGACATTACTGGGAAGACCGATAATCTAGGTTTGGCAACCAAATGTCTACCACTTGTCTGCCAAATGACGGACAGACGGTAGGCATTTGTCCTACCCAGGTTAGGTTAGGTAAGGATATATATAATATATGTTCACCGCAAGGCGTTGAACGAGCGCATTTAGATCAAAATGAGCAAGAAAGAACTGATGTTACAGATACGGTAAGACTAGAAAGGCTACGTGTAAAAGCGTAGTCTTTTTTATGTGCGCCTTGCAGCGCACGTTTCTAACGGGTGAAAGTCCCCAATCCGCCCTAGTGGTGGGAAGGATACAGCCAAGACCAAGGATGTCCATCGCGAGGTGGAATCTGAAGGAAGGTGGCGGCAAATCTCTGGTCTGACGAACAGAAATCACATCAGGCTTCAGTTAAGGATAAGATTGCATAACAAATCAAAGTCCAATAACTACTCGGAATTAACTGTAGTAAATGTGGCAGATATATGGAGAGAAAGAAACGTGTGGTACCAAGGGAGGTCTCGTCAGCGGATGGAAACAGAGTATGAAATCCGTCAGTAACAACGAATGGCGAGAAGTCAGCAGAAGCCATAGTAAACCAGTGGTTGCAAACACTGGCGAAGGGCTGAACTTTAGGAGG